TATCAGCATCCTCTGGCTCGTCAGCTGCTGGCTCTTCGTCAGCAACCTCATCGGAATCAATCTCGACTTCCTCGCCCATTGCGTCCTCAAGGGCACGCTCAAGGGCAGAAAGGAAATCATCAACAGAAACCATCTTGCCTGCGTCTGCGGCTGGTGCCTCCATCTCAGCACCCATCTCCATTTCGTCTCCGGCAGCATCTTCCATTTCAGCTGCATCTACTTCCATCTCTTCCTGTTCCTCTAGGCCGTCTGCGGCGCCTGTTCCACGACCGTGACCTCTCTTTCGTCTCGTAAGATCGTAGTCTGGACCCAACCCTGTTCTAACCTCATCCATTTCATCTTCATCGCGCATCATAGCATCGCCGCGCATGCGCATCTCATCCATTTCATCCTCGTCGCGGCGCATTCCACGACCCTCATCAAGGTCGTCGTCTTCATCTCTCATTCTCATCATACCACGCTCTTCAAGCTCTTTGGTACTCTCTGTGAGACCCCGAACAAAGCCTGGGGTCAAAGGCTCTAGCTTAGCTAGCTTCATAAAAGAACGAATCTGTGACTCGTTTAAAAGTGTTTTCTTGGACATTCTGCAAAACTCCTAACAATTATTCGCGAATATGCTGTTTTAAATAGTATTTTCTTCTGATAATGTCTTTTTTAATTTAAGCAGCGCCTCGTCAACTATCTGCTTTGCTCTCACAACACTTATACCGTGGCGTTCTCCGATCTGTTGAAGGGTCATTTCACCGTGCTTATAAACTGCTATGTCGGTACAATTCAAATCATCTTCATAATCTAAATGAAGTCTACACTCACTTTCAGTGCAAGGCATTTGATGTATGTAACATCTTTTAGAACATTCTCTCATAACTCTGGTAAATCCTCTTCTAAAATATCAAATATGTTCTCAATATCTTCTTCTGTTAGCGCAAGTTCTTGTAACATTTTCTCGCCATCCTCACGCAGTTTGCGAGATTTCGTAACACGCTTCTTGGACTGAACCTTCTTGTTTATCTTGTAATCGTCAAGAAACTCCATAAAAAGCTTGTCTTGTGACAGATAAGATTCAACACAGTATCGAAAAAACTCGCTTTGTGTTTTGATCTCATCGTAGAACAATCTAATCTTTAGGTTCTCGTGAAGTTTTGAGTCCAGCGAGAACGATAGAATAGAGTGTCCCTTTGGGTATGATCTTTTCATCTTAGGATGTGTGTTCCACTTTCAGTTTGTCCGCTAGAAGTCTGGCGAATAAATCTAGCCTTTGATTGTAGTTCTGTAATGGTTCGTGCTCCTGAATAGGACAGTCCAGAACGAATACCTCTTTCTAGATCATCTAGAATATCCACTACTGTTCCCTTGTATGGGATGGTTGTAGCGATACCTTCCAAAGATGCGGTCTTGCCTCTCCAAGACATTTGAGCGTCCTTTGAAGCCATTCCTCTGTAAGCCTTTTGTTTGCTTCCGTCGCGGCCAACCATAATATCGCCTGGGGCTTCTGTTGTTCCCGCGAGCAAAGAACCTAACATTACAAAGTCAGCACCGGCAGCAAGAGCCTTTACAATATCACCGGAGTTGCGAATGCCTCCGTCAGCAATGATAGGAACAGTTCCGGCGAAATGAGATCTACTACAATCGAATATTGTTTGTAGTCCCGGGACACCGTGTCCTGTTTGGATGCGTGTAGAGCAGATTGAGCCACCACCAATGTTACAGCGGACACTATCCGCACCCCAAGAAGCCAAATCCTCATAGCCCTCAAAGGTCGCAACATTTCCAGCCATTATATGAACATCGTCGCTAACCATCTGCCTTAGCAGTTTTAGAGCCTGCTTCATAAGGGAATGATGACCGTGCGCTACATCAACACAGATTACATCTGCGCCGGCTTCGTAACAAGCATATGCTCTTTCAAGAAAGTCGCCAGATGTTCCGACTGCTGCGCCAACCAATGAGTTTCCTTCACTAGCCTCCGCAACCATTCTTGCTTGATCTTCAACATCATTGTATCTGTGAATAATCGCGATGGCTCCCTTTGCGTCCAATGCTTTCGCCATAGCCACCTCTGAGACTGTGTCCATTGGAGACGCTATGATGGGCAGATCACAATCAATAAACCCAAGTTTAGAGTTTAGACTAACTTCTTTCCTTGACTCAATATCCGAATACTGCGGGACAAGCAATACATCGTTATAAGCTAAACCTTCTCTCATTCTATGTTCTCCAATACTTCGTTTATTTTACCCCAGCAATCGGGACAAGTCAAGCGCACCCTATCTTCTACTACGGATACTTGCCAAGTTTTGACTGTCTCGTGCGTTCTTTCAAACTCAGTTTTACAAACGCAGCATTCTTTGGGATGATCAAGGAAAGCAGCAGTTTGCTTTTCAAGCCTTTCCTTTACTTCCTTGCGTTCTTGTTTCCTTTTACCCGGAATATGTTTTCTTATCTTTTTCATTGATCTTCAAAAACTCTCTGTATTGTTCATTTAGATTATCATAATATTTTGTTTTACGCAAGGACTTGTGCGCATCATTTAGAACTTTTCTGTGCGCAATATTTATCAAAAAATAAGGCGCTTTTGCTCTCGGATTGAAGCCATCTATATCCACCTCATCATTAGGATTGAAACAGATATTCTTATAATCTTCAAGACCAAGTCTCTTCAAGATCTTATTTATAAAAATCTGAAAAGGCTTTGTATCCTCTGGTCCTAACTCATGCGGCAAAGCAATGATCGCACTATCATAATCAGATGCAGCGAACTCTTCCAACAGATCTCTTATGCCTTTGTCGTCTTCCCCAAGCATAGCGATCATCAACTTATTGTTCGCCAACTCTGGCGCAGCAAAAGGACACACAGCCATACCGCTGAACTCTGTTCTCTTTTCATTCAGAACATTGTTGATGTAATCAGTTATTTGTTTTTTGTATGAACTGGACATATCGGCTCAAATACCACTCTGCTTTCTTCAAATCCTCAATGCTGCTCTCTGACTTCTTTCCGGCTCTTGAAATGTATTTCACGACATTACCAAGATGAAAATTAAGATCCCAAGCCTCAATAACTTTGATTGCTTCGTATGGATTGCTTTCGCCACCATAATGATCTGGGTGGTTTACTTTTTCGCTCATTTGTTTACTTTCCTTTTCGGCAGGTAAGGTCTAATACCATAGGCAAAGATCTTATAGCCAGCATTTACAAAGTTTCGGATTACCGGGAGCCTTGAAAATCGAACTGCTCGGACAAAACCCATCCTTTCATACATCTTTCGGAAGGTTTCAACTCCAACAGTCGCGGCGCCATCAAACTCGCCAATCATCTCGTCATCATAGTTGCCGTCTTTGTTGAAGTCCGGACTGCTGATGTCCACAAACTCAATACCACAAGCTTCTCCGCGACTTCTAACGGCATTTATCTCCAAAGAACAAACATAACAACTCTCGTCATAATATACTTTATCATTATTTGTTCCCCAATCACAATCGCAGGGATCGCATTCACAATAAGAACATTGCTCACTCATTCTTCGTTCTCCTTATCTCGGCACTTGCTGCAGATGGCGTAATCGTCATCAAACTCATTGTCGTTGAAAACAGAACTACAATAAAAGCATCTAGTGAAGTTTTTGTTTAGATAATCTTTAAGATTTTTTCTAAGATAGGCGATGTCTTTTTCTTCTTCGTTCTCCAAAATAAGACTATGACGGAAATGCCAACTAATGCCGTCGTTCCACTGAACTTCTACGCATCGTGTAAAAACATTTGGTTCAGGCTCTTCTTCAATACTCTTGATTACTCCTGCGGCTCCGCTTTCAGCCAAGATTTGATCTCCGGTAGAACCGTGGAAATGAGCAAGACGAACTTTATCACCGACTTTCATTCTTCGTCCCTAATCCTTCTGTAAGCCCCAACTGTTTCGGGGTATAGGTCCGTAGCGATCTCCAAGCAAGCTTCGGCAACCTTTTGGATTTCCCATTGTGCTCCTTCGTGTGTGCGAAGATCAATAAACTTCAAAAGGTTTGAAAGATTGACTGTGCCGTAGTATTCAGTGTAAAGGTTCTGTGGTAGAACTCCACGGGCTTGCTCTCGACAAAC